TAATTACAGACCAAGGACCTATGATAGGGATTTTAAAACTTGATTATGTAAAGAACTTTACACATGAAATTCAGTTTATAGATGAAAAAATAGGGGTAGGAATAGTACAACAAACAGCAGGTCTTCCAGGAAACGGTCAAAAAATTGAAAAGGCTGCGTTTATAAAATCTTTTAGAGAAGATGATTTATTTAATCTTTATGTACTAGATAAAAAGAGAAGGACTAAGGAAGATACAGAGTTAGGAATTAATTATTTCTTATCAGATTATCTTTATTCTTCAATAGTCACAAATGAGAGAGACATGACAAAAGAGTTTATTCAAGCAAGTGAAAACTTTGTAAGAAGGGCTATAGTAAATGATGCAGTTCTAGCTGAAAAGGTTAGAAGTAAAATTAAAGATAAACTCAAAGATAATGATGTTATAAATTTAGGGGAATTATCAAAAGAATTATTTGAAAATGATAATAACTTAAAAGAAAGCTTTACTATAGATTTAAAAATGAAAGCCTTAGATGAAGAAATTGTAGTAGATTCTAAATATATAGAAAAGAAACTAAAAAGAATTAGATTAAATATAGACAAGCAAATTGATCTATACATCAATGAAGGAGCATACCATGATTCAAGTAAATTTGAAGTTCAAAGAAATGGTGATGGAAGTATTAATTTAGTAATTAAGAACGTTATTAATTATATTGAAAAATAGGAGGGGATAAAATGACTAAATCAGCTATTTTAGACGAATTGAATGTATCTATTGTAGATAAAGTTAAGGATGAAGAATATGTTAATAAATTAAAAAAAACTAAAGACAAGGTGAAATACTTAAGATTAGTCAAAAATTATACTCAAATGGAAACAGCATCTTTAATTGGAATAAGTGAAAGGCAAGTACAACGTATAGAAAAAAATTTAAAAAACAAATAAAATGTCGTGTTAAATGTCGTGTTTTGGTCGTTCTCAAAGCACGACATTTTTGATATTATGAATACATAAATAAGTAATAAGACTGAAAAGAAAAATAAATGTCTTATTTAAATTAAAAAATGTCCCGTTTTTTGGTATGGGATAACTATATTTAAATTTAGGGGGTATACATTTTATGTTAGATAAAATAAAAGTGAAAGAATATTATTTAAAGGGATATAGCTACAATAAAATTGCAAGTATATTAAAACAAAAGCCAGAAACAGTAAAAAAATGTATACAAAGAAACCTGAAAAATTTTAAAATATCACATGAAGCAAATAAAATAAGAAATAAGGAAGTAAAAAAAGTTTTAAATTTTGAAAATAAAAAATTTATGAGCGATAAAGACTTTGTTAGAAGAAACAGGAGTATATACAAAACAAAGTCAAATGGAGATATAGTTATAGATAAGAAAATCCAAGTTGCAATACCGTGGGATGTACCGAAAAGGTTAAATAATGAAGATAAATGTATAATATAAAAATTAAATAGTTAAAATTTTTAGGACTAATTAGCGTAGCAGGGATTACAATAATTAATAATGTTAAGTAGTTACTGAAATTTAAATTTTTAACCAGTAGGGTTTTACCTACTGGTTATTTTAATATGACAAGGAGTGAGTAGATGAAAAGTATTTATATGATTTACCAATGTAAAAGGTGTAGAAAAACAAGTGTTTTGTTAACAGATGAAGTTGAGGAAACACTTAAAAATAATAATTATTTATCATGTGCTCATTGTGGATGTAAAAATTTAAAAAGAGAAAAAGAAACTGACAATGCAAAAGATTGTATGGATAGTGCACATTATAAAAGAGTGAAAGGAGCATTAAGGCAGGTGAACTAAATGGAAGAAGTAAAAAAACATAATTGGGAGAAGGGTACTGCAGCACCAATACCAGAAAATAAATATGAACAGTTTAAAGAAGAATTAATTGAATATAGCAAAAAGTATGAAGATAGAAATTTAATGTTATTTGTACTTGCAAGAGCAACAGGCTATAGAATGGGAGATTTAGTTTCATTGACTATAGGACAAATAAAAGATGCCATAGAAGAAGGTTTCTTTCTAATCCAAGAATCAAAGCAATATAAACAATGGCTTAGTAACCTTCAAGAGTATCCTAATAGAAAGAAGCCTAATAAGAGAAAAGTTTACATTAAGAATAATTTAGAAAGATACTTAAGAGATTATGTTAAAGGAAAAAAGAGATCTGAATATGCATTTCCATCTAATAAATCTAAAAATGGAATTGAACCAATTGAACCTAAATCATATAGTGCAATACTTACTGATGTGGGTAAAAAAGTAGGATTAAAACATATAAGTGGTCATAGTCCACGAAAGACATATGCTACAAGGATTTATGAAAGGTCAGGTAGAGATTTAGAAAAAGTTAGAATAGCTCTAAATCATCAAAGTATAGAGGAAACTAAAAGATATCTTGGCATAAAAGAAAAGATGCAAGAAGATGCAGCAGAAATAGCTGATGAAGATATATAATGCGTAAAAAATAAAATGGTGCATATTTGAGTGAGTTATAAAAAATTCTTACTATTATATGTAGCTTAAAAATAGTATCAGTAATTCTCCATGTTATTACTTATTAATAAGAAAATAAAAAAACATGCATAAACTTAGTAAAATCAATGATTGATAGCGATTTGTTATTAGTTATTGATTTATTAATTTTTATGGTGAAATTAAAAGTTTGGGAAATGTATTTTAATAGCGTAGCAACTTGTATTCTAAGTGCTACGATAATGAGGTGATTAAATGGCAAGAAGCGATAGTTATTTAGAATTAATAGAAAGTAGATTAAGTGAGATAGAATCATGGGTTGAGAGTGGCAACACTGATAAAGAAATAGCTGAAAAGCTTGGGATTGGATATTCCACATATAGGAAATATAAGAATGATAGCGTAGCACTTAAGGGTGCAATTGCTACGGGAAAAGATAAAGCTAATCAAGCAGTTGAAAAAGCATTACTAAAGAATTGTTTGGGATATAAATATACAGAAGAAGTTGCAGTAAAAGTAAAAGAAGAAGTACTCTCAGATGATGGTAATACTATATTAGTTAAAGAACATGTTGAGGTTAAGCAAGTAAAGAAATATGCAAAGGCTGATTTAGCTGCACAGAAGTTCTGGTTAGTTAATAGAAAGACTAAAGCGTGGCAAGAAGATCCTAACAAGGTTCTTAATGATAAGAAGCTTACTAAGCTAAAAGAGAAGGAAGTTAATTCAAAGGTGATTGAATAATGAAAGTAACTTGTAAGTATTGTGGAATAGTAGATAAGCCACATAAGTGTCCACACAACAAACGTAAGACCGATAGAACTAGAACAGATAATAAAGTCTATGAGTCAAAAGAATATAGAAATATAAGGCGAATAGTATTATCTGATTATAACCATATGTGTTTATGGTCATTGTATGTTGATGGAAAGATAAGAAAGGCAGACGTTACACATCACATAGTTGAGATACTAGATGATGAAAGCAAAGCGACAGATTATAATAATTTAATTCCATTAAGTGACTATATCCATATACCAGAAGTTCACAGACTTTATGAAATTAATAAGTTTGAAACGCAATTATTACTTAGAGAAATGCTTAAAGATTTTAAAAACAATGATATGACATTAGGAAAATACAAGGAGAGAGCTAAAAAAATTAGAAAAGTTTAGTTCCCCCCACCTTTTAAAAAACTAAAACTAAAATTTCTATCAGAACATGGCTACCCTCACTCACACAAAATTCCCACAATGGAATTTTTAAACTTGAGATGAAAGGAGGAATAAAAATTGAGCAAAACAAAACCAATAGAATTAGTAGCAGGGCATAGAACAAAAGAAGAAATAGAAAATAGAAAAGAAAATCAAGAAAAATTAAAAGGTGATGATTCTAGAATAGAGCCTACTCAAAATATAAATGTAAACCAGCTTTCTATATTTAATTCAATAAAAAATGAAATGAAAGAAAGCGGAATATTAAGTAATTTAGATAGCTATTTATTAACTCAATTAGCAATAGCAATAGATAAATTAACATATTTAGATAGATTAGCAGAGGATAAACCTAACATAATATTTAATAAAGATTTTAAAAGTTCAAAGAAATTATATTTCGATATATTTACTAAATGCTGTAATGATTTATCTATGTCACCACAATCTAGAGCAAAATTTGCTAATATTAATTATTTGGCAAATGAAAAACAAGAAGATCCTTTATTGAAAGCATTAAAAGATGATTAAGGATTCTAAAGCTTACAAATATGCATGCTGGTGTATTGAAGAAGATAACCAGTATGTTGGTATTTATGTAAAGAAACAAGCTAAAAGTTGGACTGACATAGTTAATGATAATAATGATGAAGCTTATGTTGATGAAAAGGCATATAAAAAGATATGTAAGTTATTAAAGCTTATGATTCATCCAGATTTGGGTGGCAAGATTACAATATATGAGGGTATGGAAGATTACGCATGGTTTTTTGTAGTTGCTATTTTATGCACTCGGTACAAAAAAGATGATAGTAGATACTATGAAACAGGACTGCTTGAAATAAGTCGTAAGAATTTCAAGACATTTGTAAGTGCAATAATATTTATAATCGGTATGTTAATAGAACCTCAATTTTCGAGGTTCTTTTCTGTTGCACCAGATTATAAACTTTCATCTGAATTAAGATTAGCAGTAAGAAAAATAATAAAAGTAAGTCCAGCATTAGTTAAATATTTTAAGATAAATAGAGATCTAATTAGTTGTAAGATTACAGAATCAGAATATGTACCACTTGCATATAGCAATGATGGTATGGATGGTAAACTTGCTAATATATTCTTAGCTGATGAAGCAGGAGCATTAGATGATTATCCTGTTGAGGCAATGAGGAGTTCACAAATTACATTAATAAATAAATTAGGAATTATAATCAGTACTCAATATCCTAATGACAACAATGTAATGATAGATGAAATAGATTATGCTAAAAAGGTATTAGATGAGTTGATAGATGATAAAAGATATTTTTCTTTACTGTATGAACCTAATGATAATTTGAGAAAAAAGTGGCAAACAAATGATTTAGTAATATACCAGTCCAATCCAGTAGCATATTCTACTGAAAGAGTGTTTGAGGCTATAAAAAAGAAAAGAACTACAGCTGTCTTATATGAAAATAAAAGAGAAAATTATTTATGCAAACATAACAATATTCAATACAAGGGATTAGGAACAGAAGGTTATGTTGATATAAATATAGTCAAAGAGTGTAGAATAATTGAAAATTTAGAGTTTTGGATAGGCAAAAGTGTATATATAGGACTAGATTTATCTCAAACTGATGATAATACCTCAGTTGCAATGGTAACGGAATATGAAGGTTATTTATATGCTAAAGTTTGGGCATTCATTCCTTCTAATAAAGTTGAAGCTAAGTCAAATAAAGAAGGCGTAGATTATAAAAAAATGATCAAAGAAAAAACTTGCTTTAAATGTGGAGATGATGCTATTGATTACTCTCATGTTGAAGATTTTATTATGAAGATGGAAGAACAATTTAAGGTTACTATATTACAAATAGGATATGATGTGTACAACTGCATGTCTACAGCTCAAAAGTTAGAGGCAAAAGGCTATGAAATGGTACAAGTTAAACAACATAGTAGTATTCTACATGCTCCAACTAAATTATTGTTAGAATTCATTCTTCACAGAACATTCAAGTATTTTACTAATAGACTTTATGAAATTAATTTTCAAAATGCTAGATGCACAGAAGATACTAATAAAAATAAATATGTAAATAAAAAGAAATCTACTGGAAAAGTAGATATGGTAATAAGCACTATTATAGCAGTTTATTTATTACAACAAGCACAATTAAATAATGTTGATCCTAACAAAGCATTCAAAGAAAATTATAGTATGTAAGAGGTGAGGGAGTGCAAAGAGTTATTAAAGATACTCTTATTAAATTTAGTGGTTTTATTTTAAATAATATACAAGATATTCTAATAATTGGAGGAATACTTCTTTTTATAATAACTATGTTTAAGTTTGTATCTACTTTTGTAGGATATTTAACTTTAAGCATAGTCCTAATAATATTAGGTCTTATTGTAAGCAAAATAAAGAGCTAGAAAGGGGGTGAAAAAATGTTCGAAAAGTTATTTAAACATGAAGTTATGAATGTAAATACAACAAGCAATGTGAGTACACCAGAAAGCTGGTTAATTAATTTAATGAATTGCGAAACTAATAGCGGTATAAAAATAACTCCTAATTTAGCGTTAAATTTAAGTTCGGTTTATAAATGTTTAAGTATACGCAGCGGAACTATTAGTAAAATGCCAATCCAAACATTTATGAGAACATCAAAAGGTAAAAAGAGAGTTGATAACGGTGTAAGTTATTTGTTAGAAACTAGACCCAATAGACTTACGACACCGTCACAATTTAAAAAGATGATTAGTATTGACATTGATCTATGGGGAAACGCTTATAGTTTAATAATTGATAAAAGAAAAGCATTAAAAAGATTAGAACCTTGGAGAACAACAGTAAATATTATGAGTGATGGAAGTCTTAGATATAAATATCAAGATCCAATTACACTTAAGTTACAAACTTATACAGATGAAGAAGTAATGCATTTTAAGGATTTTGGAACTGATGGAATTATGGGAAAAAGTAAAATTCAACTTGCTAGAGAAACATTAGGCAATGCTAAAGCAAGTAATAAATTATTAAGCAAATATTATAAAAATGGTACATTAGCAAAAGGAATTTTAACACATCCAGGAACTCTTGATAAGACTGCTAAAGATAATATTAAAAGTGCATGGAGAGAAGCAAATAGTGGAATATCCAATGCATATGATATACCAGTAGTAGATAGTGGATTGAAATATGAAGATATATCTATGAGTTTTGAAGATGCACAGTTTCTTAATCTTAATAAATTTAGTGTAGAAGAAATAGCAAGATTCTTTAATGTCCCCCCATATATGTTAGGTATTATGGATGGTGCTAAGTTCAATAATGTACAAAGTCAATCAATGGATTTCGTTACTAATACTATTCAACCACTTATTACTGATATAGAAGAAGAAATAAATTATAAATTATTTTATACACTAGAAAAACAAAAGGGATATTATACAAAATTTAATATGGCAGTTGCTATGAGAGCTGATGATATATCAAGGGCAAATTTTTACGAAAAGATGCTTAATAATGGATTGTATTCTATTAATAAATGCTTAATGAAAGAAGATGAAGAGGGGATAGGTGACTATGGAGATAAACATTATAGAAGTCTTAACTATGTTGATGTAGAAATGATGAATGAATATCAACTTAATAAATCTAATATGAGGGGAGACGGAAAAAATATCTAAAAAATTCTTTGAAATTAGGAATCAAACAGAAGATAAAGCAGAAATATATATTATAGGACAAATTCAAACTGAAAAACCTTGGTATGAAGATGGAGAAGAAAATAAAGACAATTATTTGAGAGATTTTATTAAAACCATTCAAGATTTAAAAGATGTTAAAAATTTAGAATTGCATATTAATTCACCAGGGGGAGCATTGTTTGCTGGAGTTACAATGTATAATTTATTAAAAAATCATTTAGGGCATAAAAAAGTTTATGTAGATGGTTCCGCAGCAAGTGCTGCAAGTGTGATTGCAATGGCAGGAGATGAAATAATAATTCCTAAAAATGCTTTTTTAATGATTCATAAGCCAATGGTTGGTGTTCAAGGAAATGCAAATGACTTACAAAAAGCTATACAAATGCTTGATACTATTGAAGTTGGTATGTTAAGCATTTATGAGGATAATCTTACAAATGAAGATGATAAAGATAATATAAAACAAATGGTACAGGATGAAACATGGCTAGATGGAGAAAAGGCAGCCAAATACTTCAAAAATGTGAAGGTAGTTGATGAAGTAAACATTGAAGCTTGTAGTGGTTTTGATTTTAGTTGTTATACACATACACCAAAAGAATTATTAAATATAATACCTAAAGAACCACTTAAACCAAAAGAACCTAAAAATAACAATGAAAATGAAATAAATTTATTAAAAGCAGAGCTAGCACTTTTAGGAGCATAGCTTTTTTATTTTATTCAAATTTAAGGAGGATTTTAAAGTGAAAAGATTAGAAGATTTATTAAACCAATTAGATGCAGCACAAGTAGAAGCAGGAGCATTAGAAAATTCTACAGACGTTGATGCAATTAAGGCATGTATAAGTAAAATTAAAACAATTAAGGCACAAATAGAACTTGAAAAAGCTAAAGGAGAGCCTAAACCAGTAAATAATATAGGTGATGAGGGAGAACCAGCAAATGCGAATGTAAGCGAAATATTTGCTAAGGCTATTGTTGGAACTGCTACAGCAGAAGAAATTTCAGAGATTAAAAACCTTATGGTAGAAGGTGATAAAGCTAAAGGTGGAGTAACAGTTCCAGATGATGTACAAACTAAAATAATTGAACTTCAAAGGAAAAAGTTTGACATTAGACCATATGTAAATATAGAACCAGTAGGAACAATGAAAGGATCTAGACCTATTGAAGCAAATGAACCAGATGCAGTGGGATTTGCAAGTGTAGATGAAGGAAAAGAAATTCAAGCGATGCATGAACCAGAATATACAGATCTTGACTATAATATAAGAAAATATGCTGGATATATTCCAATAACAAATGAATTATTAGAAGACTCAACAGAAAATATTTTATCATTTATTGAAAAGTGGATGGCAAAAAATGAATTAAATACTTATGCATATAAGATATTTAATGGAACTGGTGAAAAATCGGCAATAGGTATTATGACGGAAGCTACAAAATCTGATGGAGTCTTAAAAGAAGCAATTAAAAAAATTGATGCTACACCTAATATTAAAACTTTTAAAACTGTGTTAAATAAAGATTTAGAGGATTTAGATAGTGATAGTATCTCAATTTTTACTAATGCAGACGGATATGATTTTATTGATGGATTAGAAGATAAAAAGGGGAATCCTTATTTACAACCAGATGTTACAAAATCAAGTGGAAATAAATTCTTAAATAAGGAAATTGTAAAAGTCCCAAGTAAATTTTTGAAAAATGTTTTAGATGGAGAAGTGACAAGAGTTCCTTTTATAATAGGAGATTTAGAAGCTCTATATACTGTATATGATAGAAAACAACTATCAATAGAAAGTACCAATATAGGTGGAGAAGCTTGGAGAAAAGACCAAACGGAGGTTAAAGGGGTTGTGAGATTCGATGGAAAACTTGTAGATACTAAAGCAGTTAAAATTTTATTAGTTGATATTACTAAATTAGTTTAATTAGAGGTGGATTTAGTCCACCTTAATATTTACAAAGTAGGTGATTAGGTGGGGTTAGAAACTATAAAAAGTTATTTAGGAGTAGATTGTAATGATGATGATTTGTTTATAGAAATAATAGTTGGTGCTATTATAGAGGATTTTGAAGAATTGATACCTAATTTTGATAAAGAAAATATGAGTAGTAGACAAAAGCTTTTATTTATGACATATGTTCAAGAATTTTATGATAATAGAACGTTATTTGAAGAAAAAAGTTCATCATTAAGGCAAAGTATTAATTCTATGTTAATAAAAGAAATTTATGGAGGAAATGTGTAAGTGTATACAATTAATCCAGGAGAATTTAAACATCCGATAAAAATACAAAGATTTGTTAGTGGAGTAAATGAAGATCATATTCCGATTGAAGAAGAATGGAAAGATATAATACCAAATAAAATTTTTAAATCAAAAATTAAAAATATAAGTGGACGTGAAACTATAGTTGCACAAGGCACTACAAGTATTAGAAATAAAAGATTCTATATTAGATATAGCAAGTCTCTTAATTTGATAGATAAAGATAGAATTGTTTACAATGAACAAAATTATAATATTACTTATGTTTCTGATATTGAAGAAGCACATAAATATTATGAAATAGTAGCAGAGCTGGTGGAATAGATGGCCATAGAAATCAAAGGCATTAATAATTTATTAAAAAGACTTAATAAATTATCTAATATAGAAACTGAAAAAGTAGTAATAGAAGTTGCTAAGGATATGGAAAAAGCTATTAAAGATAAAGCTAGTACATTTAGTAATAATGCAAATGAAATAAAAGCGTTTAAACCTAGAAAATGTGGGAAATCTACTTATATAGATGTTGGGTTAAAGTCTAGTGAAAGTGATTGGAATAAAATCGCTCCACTTTGGTATCAAAATTGGGGATTTTATAATTATGGTTGGAACTTTAAAGGACAATTATATGTAGAAGCCCACAAGATGTGGTTTGATGAAGTTGTACAAAGTAAAGAAAACGAATTTAAAAACAAACTAAAAGAAGAATTAAAAAAACAAGTAAAAGAATGTTGGGAGGGATAAGTATAGATATAGGACTATTAATAGAAGAAACATTTAAAGATTTTAAGTTACCTTTTTATTATATAAAAAGACCTAACTCAATTACAGAATGTATAGTATATACTTATATAGAAAATCCAGCATTAATAGCAGATATGGAGGAAAAAGCAACTAAATATACAATATTATTTAATATTTATTGTACTAAAGAAATAGAAAAAAATAAGAAGTTAGTAAAAGATTTATTAACTAGGAATGGTTTTAAAAAGAAAATTATTGTAGGAACTATATTAGAAGAAAATAATATTTATAATACAGCTATGCAATATATCATAAGTATTAAAAATTAGTCTTTGAGCATTAGACATAAAACAAGCTTTATTTTTATGTAAAAGAAAGGATGATAATATGTCAGATTTTAAAAGTTTAATTGGTGTTAGAAACATATATTTTGCTAAAAAATCAGAGGGTATTACATGGGAAAAACCGGTTCGTGTTATGGGATTACAAGAAATTACATTAAAAAATGTAATAGCAGAAGGTAAATTAATAGGTGATATGGTTACTTTAAAAAGTACAAGTAGAAAAACTGGGTTAGAAGTATCTTTGAGCGTAGCTGAGTATACACTTTCTATAAAAGCTATGCTAGAAGGTGGAAATATTATAAATGGTGAATATGTTAATGGAGCTGATAATACTGGGAATAATATAGCATTACTGTTTGAACAAGTATATGATGATGGAAGTTCTGTTTTTAATGCAGTATATAATGTGAGTTTACATGCTGAAAATCTTATTGAAGGTAAAGGAAATAGTGAAAATATAGAATTTGCTATTACAGCATTAACAGGACAAGCAATGGCTATAGAGCATAATGGAAAACAAATATTTAACTTGGAATTAGATACATCAGATGAAAAAGCAGATAAAGAAAAAATTAAGAATTTCTTTACAGCAGTACAGTTGCCAGGAGTGAAAGAAGCAGCATAAAAATTAATTTATAAAGGACATTACTTAATTGTAGTGTCTTTTTTTAAGTTAATTTTAGAAAGGATGATATTATGAGTAATTTAAAAAGAAAAGTACAAGATATAAAAATAGATAATAAAGACTATGTAATGGCGTTTGATATGGAAAGCTGTGAGGTATTTAAAGAACTAAGTGGACAAAGCATATTAAATAGTTTAATTAAGCTAGAACAATTAGATGACATTATAGTATTATATTTTATTGCAAGTACATTAAGAGATAAAGAAACGGAAAAAATAATAGGAACCGATTTATTTAATGGAAATTTTGATTTATTTACTTTAGTAATTTCTTTAGTTCCAATTGTAATAAAAATTGTTACAATTGGTTTTCCACAAAGTGAAGGAAAGAAAGAAAAAAACTAAGTAGCAGTAATATAAGTGATGATATTGATATTGATTTTTTATATTACTGCTTTACAAAGATTTTAGGGAATAAAGAAAAAGAATTTTGGAGAAGTACTCCAAGAAAGATTTTTAAATTATTAGATATACATGCTGAGATAAATGGATCTAAAAAAAGAAAAGATAAAAATACAACTAAAATGCAAGTTTTAGATTAAGAAGGGAGGGAATATATATGGCAGATGAAGAATTATTAGTCACACTTGGAGTACAAGACAAAGGTGCAAATAAGCAAATTGGTGCTTTAAATAGAGAATTAAAAGGATTAGATAAAGAATTTAAGAGTGCAAATAAAACATCTAAAAATTTTGAAAAAAGCACAGAAGGACTAAAGACTAAATTATCTTATTTAGAAAAATCTTATAATACAAATAAATTAAAATTAGATGCTTATAAAAATAAAATGAAAGAAACCACAGAGGCAATTAAAAAACAACAAGAAAATATTTCTAATATGAAATTAAAAGGGCAAGATACAGCTAAAGCGGAAGAACAGTTGCAACGTATGAAAAATACTCTTAGAGAAACTGGAAGACAAGCTACTATTACAGAAAATGAAATGAAAAATTTAAAAAATTCTATAAATGAAACTAATTCATCATTAAAATCCAATAGTATTGTTGAATATAAATCTAAGTTAGAAATATTAGAAAAAAGTTGTAATAGTACTAGTGAAACTTTAAAAAGTGTTGGTTCTACTGCAAGTAATATGGGTGGGAATATTTTAAAAGCCACAGCGCCTCTAATTGCTATAGGTACTGCATCAACAAAATTGGCAAGTGATTTTGAAACAAGTTTTGCAAAAGTTACAACAATAGCAGATGAAAATGAAGTAAGTAATGATAAGATGAAAAAATCTATAATGGATTTAAGTAATCAAACAGGAATTAGTTGTAATGAAATAGCTAATAATGTTTATGATGCAATTTCAGCTGGTCAAAAAACAGGAGATGCAGTTAATTTTGTTACTAATTCTACCAAATTAGCAAAGGCTGGATTTGCAGAAGCTGGAGATAGTTTAAATCTTTTAACAACCATTCTTAATTCTTATGGAATGGAAGCAAGTGAAGTAACTAATGTAAGTGATAAGTTAATCACTACACAAAATATTGGTAAAACTACAGTTGCAGAACTATCTTCTAGCATGGGTAAAGTAATACCTACTGCAAAAGCTTTTGGTGTTAATTTGGATAATGTTGCTACTTCATATGCTGAATTAACTGCAAAAGGTATAGCAACAAGTGAAGCGGGTACTTACGTGGCATCTATGTTTAATGAACTTGGCAAGCAAGGTACAAATGCAAGTAAAGCACTTAAAGATATTAGCGGAAAGTCATTCCAAGACTTAATAAGTGAAGGTAAATCATTAGGTGATATATTAGCAATTATGGATGAGGGTGCAAAAAAGAACAATAAGTCTTTAGCAGATATGTTTGGAAGTGCTGAAGCTGGTAAATCTGCTATGATAATTGCAACTAATTCTGGTAAAGATTTTAATGATATGTTAGGGCAAATGGCTAATAGTGTAGGTGCAACTCAAATAGCATTTGATAAAATGGATTCTACACCAGCAGAACGAATGACTAAATCTATTAATAAAGCTAAAAATGAAATGATAAGGCTAGGTCAAAATATATTACCAATGATGGATTCAGTATCAGACTCAATAGGGAAAGTTGCAGATTGGTTTGGAAAAATGACAGAAGAAGAACAGCAAGCAATAATTAAAACTACTATGTTTGTAACTGCTTTTGGTGGAGGGCTTAAAGTATTAGGTTCTTTTACAAATGGATTAGGTTCTCTTGTGGGCGTAATAGGGAAAACAAGCAAAACATTAGGAGATTTAAGCAAAGCAAGTAAAGTTGCTAAAGATGTAGAAGGGTTAGCAACAGCAAGTAAACTTGCTAGTGTTGGAGTTACTGGATTATCTAGTGTATTATTACCTATAGCTGGAGTATTAGCAACAGTGGGAGCAGGAATATATGCATATAATCAATATCAAGATGGTATGTCTAAATCTTGTGTAACAAGTAGGGAAGAATTAGGACTATTAAAATCTACGCTATTAGAGCTCAATGGAGTTCATGTTAAAAGTAGAGAGGAACTAGAAAAGAGTGGACTTGTATATAAAGAACTTAGTGATGATATAGGAGAAGATTTTAAGAATAAAGTAAATGAATCTACTAAAGCAATAAATGACTTTAATTATAATTTAGGCATAATTAATATGGATGGAGTTCTAACAGAAGAGGAAACAACAGGATTTTATACTAGAGTAGATAATATGTGTACTATTGCAATAGAATCCATTAAGAGTAAACAAGCTACTTCACAAACTGAAATGGCTAAAATGTTCACTTTAGAAGATGGGAAGATTGATGAAAGTGAACAAAAGGTATTAGAATATCTTAATAAAAATTATAACATTAATATTGAAGAAGTAACTAAACTAAAAGAAGATGTTAATAAAATATATGCCAATGCTAATGCAGAAAAAAGAGCATTAAATGAAGATGAAATAAAAGATATTCAAGACAAAATTAGTAGAATAAAGCAAATTGAACTTGAAGCATTAGCAAATAATGAACAAGAACAACTATTTGCTAAAAATGAATTTATAAATAGAGTAAAACAAGTAGATGCTGAAGGGGCAAAAGAGTTGTTAATACAACAAAAGAAAGCTCTTGATGAAAAAAATGCACAAACTTTAGCATCATATGATACACAAATTGAAACTATGAAAATAGCTAAGCAGAAAGCTGTTGATGAAGGAAATCAACAAGATGCTGACAATTTACAAACTCAAATTGATAATAAAACAAAAGAAAGAGATGCAATAATTGAAAAGCAGAGAGAAACATGGCAAGGCTGTATTGATGTAGTAAATGCAATGAATCCAGAGTTAAAAGGATTAATCAACCAATATACTGGTGAAATTCTCAGTGATGCTGATTTAAAGGCACAAGAGGGACTTAATTATGCTAGACAACACTATGATGGATTGGGAGCCGTAACCCATGATGGCTGGTATAAAGTTAGAAATGAAGTAACTGGAGCAATGGAAGATTGCTATGTTACAGTAGATAAAAATACTGGACAAATAACAGGATGTTGGAATCAGACGAGAAATATAGTTGGCGGTTATACAGAAGAATTTAAAAATAAAGTTAAAGAATTAGGAGAACAACATGAAATTGATAGATTAAAAATTCAACAAGCTATGGGGCAAATAGCTCAATCGCATTTGGATTCTAAAAATCAAGTTGTTTCTGCAAATGGAGAAGTAATTGGATCTTTACAACAAGTTACAATAGCAGAGGATGGAGTTAAAACTGGAATATTAGATGTAAATGGAACACCTATCGAAATACAAACCAATGCAGATGGTACTATAACTAAAATGGGACAAGTTAAAGATAGTATAGATAAAATACCTCCTGAAAAGAAATTTACTTTCAAGGCTTTTTTTGAAAAAGTAGGTGATTGGTTTGGAAGCATAGGAGAAAAAGCTACTGGAACTTACAACTATAGTGGTGGCTTAAGTACAGTAGATGAACGTGGATTTGAATTGGCATCAAATAATAATGTTAGAATGTTAGGTTCTTATAATAGCAATTCATTAGCTTATATTCCTAATGGTACTGGTATTAGAACACATATGCAAAGTGTATCTGATATGAAAGCAGAAATAAGAAATCAGCTCAATTCTATAATGTTGACCGGTGGATATTATAATAAAAATAGTGCTAAAGCTAAACAGTTAGTTAAAAACTATACTAATAATTATAGTAGTTCGGAGATTGATTATAATAAATTAGCTGATGTAATGTTAAATGTAATTCATCAAGGATTATCTAATATTAATTTTAATGCTTATGTTGATGTAGATAGTAATGGAATAGCTAATAAAGCTTCTAAGATTACAATGGATAAAATTAATAGACAAAGTAGAAATAAAAAGGTAGTAAGGGGGTAACATAATGAGTTATAGCATTATTTTTAATAAAATATGTAATTTAGATTTAGATATAGATATTATAAAACGACCAATTATTCCCTTTCCAACTAAACGAATAAGTTCTAAAGATGTTCCAGGTAAGGATGGGTGCTATTATGTTGATGAAGGAACATATGAAGATATGGTTATACCTATTGAATTTAATTTTATTGAAAATGACCTAGATAATACAAGATCAAAAGTTAGAGAGATAAAAAAGTGGATTGACAATATAGATGATGAAAAATTAATTTTAAGTGATGATCCTGATATGTTTTATAAAGTATGTAAGGTAGAGTTGTCTAATATAGAATATGAAGATTTATATGAAATACAAAAATTCACAGTAAGTTTTACAGTAAATCCATACCAGTATACTTTAAAGGGTCAAAAACAGATTGAACTTAAAAATATCTTATTCAATCATTATGATACATCAAAACCAATTTATATAGTTGTTGGTAATGGGAAGTGTACATTTAAGATTAATGATGCTGTTATAAATTGTACAGTAAATAACAAGTTAATAATAAATACTGAATTTGATAAGATATTAGAATCAGATGGATCATTTGCAATTGGAAAAACAAATATAAAATATATGCAAAATTTATATATTACACATGGAAAAAATACTTTCTCATGGAGTAGTGGGTTTAAGGTATATGTAATTACAAATTTAAGAACTATTTAAGATTAGCATGTTTAATAGTGCTAATCTTTTTATTATTAAATTTACAAGGTGGCGATATAAAATTATACAGTTACATTTAGATGTTAATAATATAGAAAAGAATGGAATAATATTAAATCCAATTTCATGTGAAATTTCTCCAGTACTTAATGGAGAAGATGAATTAGAAATGGAAATTGAATTAGACAAAGAAGGCATATATAAATATATCTCTAAAGAACGTATTATAACAGTACCAACTCCAGAGTTTTCTGAAGATCAAATGTATAGAATTTATAATACAAAAAAGTCTATGAGTAGTAATTCGCTTTTGGTTTATGCAAGGCACATAAGATTTGATATAAATAGAAAAGTTATATTTAATAAAAATGTTCAAGGGAATGGTCAACAAGTTATTAATAAATTATTTGAAGGAACTAAATTTACAGGGAAAAGTGATAGTAAGATTACAGATATAAGACAGTATAAAATGAGAAGCATTACTAATATTATTTCTGGGAATGAAGAAGATAGTTTCTTAAATATATGGGGTGGAGAAATTGAGTGCAATAATTATGATTTTAATATCCCATTAAAGCGTGGTAAGGATAGAGGAATAAGGATTACCTTTGGTTACAATTTAGATGATATAGAAGAGGATATTAATTCAGATGAAGTTGTAACAAGAATATATCCTTATAGTGGAGATTTAGTTTTAATTGATACTCAATATGTTGATTCGCCTTTAATAGGGAAATATCAACAAATACATGAACAATGTATTGAGATGAGTGATATAAAGGTAAAAGAAAGAACATATGATTCTGATGGAAATGAAACTACAAGTCCTGATACAGAAGGTTTTGACACGGAAAAAGAAGCTAGAGAAGAAATGATAAAAAGGTGTAAAAAATTATATGAAAATGGAGCGGATAAGATTAAAGCTAATTATAAAGTAAATATAGCGAATCTTAAAAATACAATTGAATATAAAAAGTATGGATATAATGCATTAGAAAAAATATGCTTAGGAGATACAGTTCATTGTTATAACAAGAATATTGATATTGAAGTAAGTGCAAGATGTATAAGTTATAAATGGGACTGTATTAATGAAGAATATATTGAAATAGAGCTAGGAGAATATATTTCTAATTATATCGATGAAAACTTAAATGCCATTGATAATCTATATAGAAAAATAGTACTTGAAAAACAATATATTTTATTAAAAGTTGATAGTTTAGACAATAGTCTTAGTTCAAAAATAGAATTATCTGAAAAAAATATAAATTTAAAAGTAGATAATTTTAAAAAAGATTTAAGTTCTGAAATAGAGTTAGCAGATAAGAAGATAAGTGCTGTAGTTACAGAAGGAGATAAAGATGGAAAATGGGAACTAGATACTGATGCTTTTAAAGTTGCTTTTAGTGGGAGTACAAGTGATAAAGTGCAAATAGATAGGCATGGAATCATAGCGGAGGATTCTAATGGTGGATATACAAGAATGGGGAGTAAAGGCTTGATTCATGTGTCATCTAGGTCTGCAACAACTGGTAAGCCTTATCATTATTTAACTTTTACTCAAGACGAAATTGATATTAGTACAGATGATGAAGATTATAAAACTGAATATATTGACTTACCAGAGGAGTTTTGGGAATTAGATAGAGAAGATATTGCAGTAAGCGTAAGTATTCAAAAGGTTTGGAAAAATGGTTCATACATCCCTTATTGGTTCGGAGCTTATGGTTATCCAACTAATGATTGTAAAAAGGTTAGACTACTTGGATTGAGCGTTTGGAAAAAATATGATGATTTAGCTGGAGATAATAGATATGGACATATAGTTGTATCTGTTACAGTAACAGCATAAAGGAGAGTGATTAAATGTCTAATACACACAATTTAGAAATAGATGTAGATCTTAAAGAAAATTTAATAATAACAGCAACTTGTAAGCAGTTAGATGATTTAAATTTAACATTTAATGTTTGGAATAATGGAGAAATGGTTGATTTAAGTGAGTATAAGTGTAGATTAAAAGCTTTTAAACAAGATCAAATACCACTAATACAAAATACTAGCATAAATATTAATAATAATGTAGTTAATATAATAGCAGATGAACAATTTACAACAACTTCTGGAACAGTAAAAGTAGAATTACAATTTATAAATAAAAATACTGGTAAAAAGAAAAGTACATTTAACATTATATTTAAGGTTATGCAATCTGTATTAGAGGTTGAAAGAAGCATAAGTAAAGCTACTTGTACACTATTAAAAGAAATAGATTATAAACTAGACCAAATTGAAGATATAAAACTCGATATAATAGAAGCTGTAAAAGTAAAAAATGATTTAAATACAAGTAGAACAGATGCAAATGATATGAATAATAAATTAAAAACTACTACTACTAATGCAGACAATAAGAAAAAAGAAGTAGAAACTGCAATAAATAATGCTAGTAATAAAATTAAAGAGGTTCAGGATAGTACTAATGCTGCTAATACAGCTAAACAGGCTGTAGATAGTTCTGTTGTACAAGCAAATGCTAGTAAACAAGCACTAGATACATCTAAAGTAAATGCAGACAATACAAAAAAAGAAGTAGATAATAGTATAAAAATTGCAGATGAAAAGATAGAAATAATTAAAAATTTAGATCCTAAAAATGTTGTAGAAGATGTTAAAAATTTAAAAACTAAGGTCTTAAAAAATGAATTGACACCTATAGAAACTGATTCAGTATTAACTAAACTACCTAATTGCATAGGTGAGTATGTTCACAATATGCAGATAAGAGGAAAGACTTTGCAGAATTTATGGAATAATGAAAATGTAG